TTAGTTGCTATATTTGCTACGATTTCAGGTAATTCAAAGTTTAAAAAGTTTACTCCACCAGTTGTTACTAGCCCATTCTTTCCTCTCATGGAAACAGCTCCAGCAGCAGTAGGTACAACAGGAGAGACTCCTGCATCAGGGATAAAGTGTTCGAGGTCAGTAGTTCCAATAGAAATAGGTGACCATGTGGCAACACCTAATGCTTTTTGTGTAAGCATCCATACTGAGTTAGTATTTCTCCTTATCCAGATAGTTCCTATTTTTGAACTAACATCTGAAGTTAGAGGCGCTCGGTTTTTTGTGACTTTTTTACATACAAAGAAATTTAATCCTTCATAGGCGAGTGGCATTCTAGGCATTGTTATTCTCCCATTATTTTTTTTACTGTGTTTCTGTATTCTTCTTTTTCTTTTTCAGAAAGACTTTTTCCTTCTCTTTGAAGTCGTTTTGCTTTTTGAATAAAGTTTCTAGTGATACTTTTAACCTTATATATCTTTCTCACTTCTTCGGGTTGACTTACATAACTAAATATTCCCGGAATAATATTAGAAAAACGACCTAGTTCTTCATATAGTATATGTTTACTCTCTTCGTTAACAAATCCTTCATCCTTATCTGTTATTCCATAAAAGGGAAGAACTCTTTTTGTTATATAATCAGTAACTTTCACTACCCTTGTGCTTAAGGAATCATAAGGTTCATAAATGTTTTTATATCCTCTAGTCTTATTAGAGAATAGTTCCCACCCTATCTGGATGGGGATTCCTAATTCATAACGGTTCTTTCTTAAAAAACTAAGGAAGTTATTCTCAGCTCCTATTTCTGTAGCAGAAGAGTAAGCTCTATGAATAAACTTGAAGATTAAATTAATAGGATTAGATAAGTTAATGTGCATTTCTTTTTTTCTTCCATTTTCATCATAAATGGTTTTTTTATAACGAAGGCCGAAAACCTCTCTTTCAAAACCTTTTGCTATTAAAAAGGCATCAATACCTGCTAAAACTATAAAACCTCCTATCAAACCTCCAAACTTAGCCTTTGTAGCAGGATCAACCTTCTTTCCTTTGAAAACAGCTGCTCCAATTTTAAAGGCACTCTTCATAAGAGAACCTTGCATTATTCCCATTACAATCTTAAATGTAGGTGTCCAGAATATCTTATTTAATTGTCGTCTCGTAGCAGCAGGGACTTTAGCATAGTCTCCATGGAATAAAGCGGCTGTCTGACATGCTTCTTGGAACGGAATTCCTCTTCCTAATAAGTCTAAAACCGTTACCATTCTAATTATTTTATCCCCACCCCATGAAATAGCACTTAATGCATCGTAAATAGCATCATGTAATTTCAAGGGTAGTTTTAATATCTTCATCAAAAGATAACTATTACCATCTTTTTTCAAGTTAAATAATAACGATTTAAAATCTTTTTCTTTCATAACAAAAGGACTAGAAAATAAACCTCCATCAAATAATGACCAGTAGAAATCATCTTTAGCTATAAAGGATTTAACAGCCTTTATATAGTTTTTTGGAAGTTTCAATAAGTTCTGAGGTTTCCCTAAGATTACCATTGCTTGTTGAACAATGTCATTCATCGAAAGGATTGCTGGATTATAAAATGAATATCCTTTGAGTTTAGCAGACATAGACTGCCACAAACTAAACTTTCCGGGATTAGTATAAGCCTGAATGTAATCTGCAAAAGCAGGATGAATATAATATTTAGAAAGCTCTGGTGCTACATAACCGGGAACATTTACATACCCTTCCTTAGGAGTAAGACTAGCCAAGCCTTCATCTTTAGCAGACTTTATTACTTTAGCTAATGCCACATCTCTACCAAGTCTTCTAGAATAAGGACTGATTATCATGTGCGGATTTAATTCGGATTTCTTAACTAGTCCACTATCTACTAAGTCTTGAAGGGTGAGAGTCTTTCTTCTCTTCTTATTCAAAAACTTTATTGCTCGTCTAGTTAATGCTGGGTCAGAACGCATCTTATCTTGAAATAAAGTTCTTACCGGAATAGAGACAAATCGTAGATTAGCCATCTCTTTTAATTGTTCAGTTAGTTCTTTCTGTTCTTTAGCAAGTCTTAATTTGTCTTTAGCACTTCTAGCTATTCTTATCTGGTCATCTAATGCTTTTATATCCGCTAAGATATTAGAGGCTAATCTCTCATGGAAACCTTTCTGTAAGACTCCTAATTCTTTTAAAGAAGATAAAGACTTATCAAAATAAGAACGCATCATTAACCATGCTTTCCTTTCTTGAGGGTCTTTAGGAGGTTTAGCACTTTCCGCTTGAAGCACGGCATTGCTAAGTTGTTCTGGAGTAAGTTTTAATTTCTTTATCTGCTTATTTACATACTCGCCCTGCTCGATATGTTTTGTTATCTGGTCATAGTAATTCTTAACAGCAAAACCTGTCTTTGGAGCTCCAACTTTCTTAAACGGATATTCTACGTCTAACTTAGCTGCTATCTCACTGAAATATCTTGATGTAGATTCATTTATCTTATTAGGACTAGCAGGGTCTTCTCCAGAAGGAAGTTGTGCAGGTGGTTCTTTAGGTGGTGGTGGAGCTTTCTCAGATGGTGATACAAATTTAACTTTGTTCGAAAGAACAACAGGTTGACGCGTAGTCGGTTTCTCAATAGATTGTTTGGTTTTTTGTCCATACTTTCCTACATCTATTTTATCTATCTTTAAAGATTTTTCAGGATTAAAATATATTTTAACTTCATGGGGTTTGTTCTTAGTTCTTAAACCACCGATATGTTTTAATCCTTCATATCCCTTCTTTTCTAAAAGATGTTGTATTGTTTCAAAGTCACCTTGTATTTCATCAGCAGACATATCAGCATCTCTCATTTCATCGTACAATTCTCTTAATGTTTGATTAGGGTCTTTTGAAAGACCTTCTTCCAAAGCATTATGATATGGCATTTTTTCTAATGATGTCTTCATGTCAGTTGGAATCGGTTGTTCTATATCAAATAATTTAACTGGTTGTCTTTCTGTTACTTTATAAAGTGTAGGTTTTTTTGCTTTTCCTTTACGTGAAGCATAACCTTTTGCTATATCTAAAGCATCTGTAGTATAAAACCCTTGTCCATAATAATTTAAACTTGAGTAATGTTCTGATGATGGCGATGTGATTTCTACTGGTGAACCATGAAATATCTCACCCTTACCCCTAGTCTCAATAGGAATGTTTTTATCTGTCTTAGGTATATTTCTATCTACTTTTGATTCTGCCTTCTTTCGTGCTGCTTCTAATTTTTGAGTAAGTAAATCTTTCTTAATCGGTTTGGGCTTCTCTACTTCCAGTTTGATACCCATTTCTTCTTTTTCTATGAGTTCTAAAAATTTAACTCCCTCTTCTGTTGTCACATTACTAGTATTAATTTCTTTCTTGCCAAAAAACTCTTTTACTTTATCCCATGAGTTTTTAACTACTTCCCATGGTTGTATATTTTTATCCTTAGCTATCTTTTCAATACCTTTCTCTATATTATATTTGCCAGTTAGTCTGTTTTTTGCTCTTGTTGCACTCGCTATCTCTCCTTCTGTTGAACCCGATGCTTTAATAACTCTTTCTATTGATTCTAATTTTCTTTGTATTGGATTTAATGCCTTACCCTTTTCTGCGGCACTTGTTATGCCTGCTCCTCTTGTCATTCCTGCTAAATGAAAAACAGCTTGAAGAGATAAATCAATTGCTGCCCAAGTCAATGCTTCTTTTCCAAGTTGCTCTTTTGGTGGTAACTTCCCTGTTTCAACTAGAGATTCAACTGTTGGTATCGCAACTCCAGTAGTAGCTGCTTGAAAAACTCCTGTTATAGCTTTCAATATTCTAGGAGCATATTTTGCCGTGCCAACATATGCTGATATTGGAGCATATGCTGCATCTACTGCTGCTATTGTCCCAACTTCTAATGCTACTTTCTTAGCTTGTTGTGGACTTAATGATGGCGCTCCAGATGAACCACCAGATTGCATTTGATATGAGGCTGCTTGACCAAGTCTGTCGAAAAAGGATTGTTTTTTTTCAACAGGTTTTTCCTCTGGTATTGCTTCTTGAGTTTGTGGAGATGGATTTAATTCTTCAAAGATGTCTTCTTTTTTAGGCGTAGGAGTACTTGGATTTAATTGGTCGAAAATATCACTCTTTTTAGCCTCTGTAGAAGAAGGATTTAATTGATCGAAAATATCTGCCATCTATACTCCTAGAAGCTATATCCAGCTTCTTCTGCTAATATTCTAGCTTTTTTATTATCATCATTAGCCTGGTCTAGAAAATGCTGTGCTAATTCTGGAGTTATAGGTTTAGCTTCCATTTGTTTAAGAATATTATTAATTACACTTCCCGGATATTTTTTATTAGTTAACAATACTCTTATCTTTCTAGGGGTTTGGATATTGCTTTGTTTCAACTGTTGAGCAACTGCTTTAATATCTTCGGCAACTTTTTTAGAGTTATATTTAGGTATCGAAATATCTTTTATTGCCTGCGTTTCCTGAGTGTATTGATTCATAATATCATCTGATGCTTGAGTAGTGTCTTTCCCATTCTCAAGAACTTCTTTACTCATTTTATTAGTAAGATAAGGAATATCCGAAGGAGAAACATTTGCTCCTTTCGTTATATCTGAAAGTTTAAAAAACATATCCTGAATAGAATTTTTTGTTTTTCTATCTCTTTCATCTTCTCTTTGTTTTGTAGATATCTTTTGGTAAGGAGTTAGTCCCTGTCCGTGTTTGGCAAGGATAGTTCCTATTAAGGATTCTTTTCCCTTCGGAGCTTTTTGTTGTAATCTCAAAATATCTTGTAAAGAAGGATTCTCACCAAGTCTCCCAAGTTCTTCTTCAAAAAGTCTTTTCTCTCTTCTATTTATAAAACCTGTTCCGATGTCTGTTGCTGCTTGCCCTAAAACTTTTGCTAACTCTCCACCAAATGATGGAACTTCTGGTAAAACTTGTACTTGTGGCATGTTTTTTTCTCCTATTAAGTTAATTTATCCCCTTGCAGATGGACTTGGATCAAGTCCACCAGACCCAGGAGTTGAGCCAGGAGTTCCTTCGTTCGGTTTATTCAACCATAAATTTAAAAAAGTTGTTAATGCTGGAATAGAGGCTAACATAGCTTCTTTTCCAAAAGACTTCTTTTCAGGTAGATAAGCAAAGGACTGCTGTCCCATTAGCCCTTGAGCAGAACCTAGCGCTTGTCCACTGGCTTGTAGACCTGATTGTGCTTTCTGACTAGCTAGATTTGTTTCTAATCCCTGTGCAGCAGAAGCTAATGCTTGGTTCAATGCACTCGATCCTCCACTTGCATTTCCACTTCCTCTCCCCATAGCATTCATTATCTGTGGTAGTGTTTGTTGTTGGAAACCTTGTCTCGCTTGCGCTTCTATAGGAGCAAATCCCCCCCCACCCGGCAAAAAGGAAGATAACCCTTTCATCGCTTGTCCGTAAACATTAGAGTCGCCACCTTGGCCACTCATCATCTGTCTAAATAGCGATTGTTGATCCGGTGCCATTGTTGGTACTTGTTGATACCCTTGTTGTCCCATCTTTTTTCTCCTCTTTATTCGCAATATACTCCAAAAGAACATTCTTGGATTCTCTAAATCCTTTCTTTATAAAGAATCTTTTATTAGTAGATATCCAGAGAACTCTCTTAGCATTTATCTTCTTTTGTAAATCATTCAAAAATTTAATTGCTAAGTCTAATCCTTCTCCCTTTCCCCAGTACTCTTTAGATATGGAAAAGGTATTAACAAACAGACTCTCATCTAGAACGTTCATATTCGCCCATAGATAGCCCTTAATAGCATTATCTTTGTTATATAGTATAAACAGTAGGTTGCCGGGGTTAGTCTTGTTTATTTCCTGGAATTCATAAAACTCTTCAACACTATATGTTCTCCCTCGAACTTCTTCTATTAACTCTTCCGGAATTAATTTCGGCTCTAATAACCGTTTCCATCTTAAAGTTTCTATACTCATTTAGCCCTCGTTCCTAATATTCTTATTATAAAATCTCCATTTAATGTAGCTGCTCCATTATGTGCTATCTGGAAAGAGGTTGCTGCATTCACAACAATATCTACTCCAGCCCAAGTTCCTGTCCCTATTTGGGAATCTAAAACGCTTACACTACCTGCTCCAGTAGAAGTAGACTTCGATAACGCTGCACTATATGCAGGGAAAGTATCTGCTAAGCCACTTACCATAATGATAAAACTTCCAAAAGTTGGCATCTGTGGAATGTCTGTTGCTGTAGAGGTGAGGTTCATCTTGAAGTATAAGTCTTTCTTATTCGCTAAAGCATTAGATGTGTCTTCATAGAACTTATTTAACCAAATACGTTGTTGTTCAGGGTCTTTTGGTATTATTGTTGTTTCATCAAAAACTACATCAAGATTTACTGTCATCGGGTAATTCTCCCTGCCGGTCTGGCATGTAATACAAATGCATTAAATACAAGTTGATGGTTAGCAATATCAGGGTTAGCTAACTGCGTTCCAGAAAGGTATATCTCCATACGAACAAATTGACCAATGAGATTGGCAAAAACTCTCTTAAAGCCATACCGTTTCGAATCAGGCGAATTTAAGATTACCGTTCTAGTAATAGCTGCTGTCTCACTGGAATTAACATAGAATTTAATAGTTATCTCACTATCAATATTGGAATTATAGAATAAATCTATATATGCCATTTGTATCTTCTGTCCAGTTTTTACAAAAGGATTCCATTCACTCGATGTAATATTAAAATTAAATGATTCACCATTATCCATAACGGAGGAATTAAGTTCATAAACTTTTCCATCATCATGTCCTCCAGCTAATAATTGAATGTTTTTAGCTTGGAAAAAGGAAGCATCCCAATCATAATCTCCTTCTTCCCAATCATCATCCATATCTTCCCAGAGTTTATCTCGACTAGTTTCTGCTGTCCCTAAGCATGAGAAACTCATATCATAGGAAGCCCATGTTCTCTCTTGGAAATTATAGACTAATACCTTATCAGACTTTCCTGATGACGTTCCTCTATCCGGATAAAGCATCCATGTTTGTTGTAGGTCATCAAATCTCTTAGAAAAGCAAAGGTTATAATTCTCAGCATCTATATCTTCATTATAGAAATTTGGAATAGCTTCATCATAACGTCGTACTAAAATACCGTCGGTAGCTGTCAGTCCTTTTTTACCAGCAGCAGTAATATATGTGTCATAAGCAATAATGGCATAAGGAGCAGCTGTAGAACGAGAAGTACTAACCAAATCAAAACGAAAGGGATCAAAAGCATTCCCAGTATAACGAAAGTTATAATCAGAACGCTCAAATTTACAAACAAGAATATCTTTTAAAAACTCTCCACCCATTAACCAATCTCCAGTAGGAGCATCTTGGAAACCTCCATTACCGGATATGTTTTGAGCAAAATTCTGCGGAGTATTGATAGCACTAAAATCTATCCTCGAAGGATAAATTACACTATTCTCAATAGGTCGTAAAAACATTAAAGAATTCTTATATACCTTAACTCCTAAACACGTGGTAATGTCATTAGTATAAGTAGCATAATTGCCAGTAGTAATAGAGTAAGGCTCTCTCCCAATGTAAGTTCCATCATAAATAGTTACCCTGTCATTATTATTGGTCATGTAGAGGATATCTCCCCATCTAATCCAGTTGAAGAATTTAGTCGTGTCACCACTAAAATAGTCTCCTATAACATCTACTCGGTAAGATAATCTTTGTCCTGCAGCTCCAAAAGCTTGGGTGTTTACAGTGATTACTCCCGTTCCATAGTTGACGGTAGAAGCAGCTATATAAGTTGCTGTAGCAGCTATTACTCCAGCTCCATCATCAGTAGAAGGTTCTCCACCAATAGTAACTGTTACAGAGAAGTGTGCGAGATTGGTGAACCCTGTATTAATTGTATAGGCTTGAGAAGCTGCCGATAAAGAATCCATAGTAACAGACGCTTCATAGATAGGATCAAAACTTCCCCTCGTGTCATTCCATTTGCTTGCTCTCTTTTGGTCGCAAACTATCAAAGAACGGAAGTTAGATACTGCATCTACATGTTCGAAGATTCCCATAATAGAAGTTGTTGTAGAAGGAACGTAAGTATATCCAATCACAATCTGTCTAGCAGCAGCAATATTGAAGGTTAAACTATAATCTCCAGTAGTATAATTGATAGTCCCTGATCCACCTGCATCACCAACAAGTGTTCCATCATTCAATGGATCGGTGAAAGTCTCTGTCCCATCTGTAGCATTAAAGTCTAATGATCTCATCGGAATATTCGTTAGCGTTCCTGTTCTCGGATTAGCTCCAGCTGCGGCATATTCTAAACCTCGATAGGTAATAGAACCCGGGTCAGTTATTACTCCACTTACACCCGAACCAAGCTCGATATAACCCATTCGCTTATTTAATGTGCCCTTATAAATATATGCATTTTCTAATGGACTAAATCCATCAGTCGGGGATAACCATTTTTCTAGATAGTCGTAAAGACCTGTCTTGAATGGCCCTCCAATAAAGAATGGTTGTAAACTCATTTAATTACCTATTGCTACATAATAAATATCTATAGTGTTATTCCCTCTGGCATCAAATCCTGTAGTTGTTAATGTCCCCGGTATTAGAGAAATTGTGTGTCCATTACTCCCCTCGTGAGCAATTGCTTGCACAGTAAAACAATTGTTTGGAAAGGCTGTAGAAAAAGTAACTGTACTTCCTCCAACTGCCGAAGAAATATGTCCTGAACCCCATTTCATTATCATTCCACCCGGTAAGTATGTTTGTCCCGGTTGAGCTGCAACAGGGTCTTGTGGGCCTGTTAACTGAATAACTGTTCCATTACTTTCTTTCCGTATATATAAGGTCGATTCGATTACTGCCCCAGTTGTTGTCTCTTTTGAATAAAGGGCTATCTCATCACCGGCAACAATTGGATCGCCTACTTGTTCTACGAATGCCGTTTTTTTATGTTTTCCACTAGTAGGTGAATTTGCATCGAAACTTACATGGTCTCTAGTATTATAGTCTTCTATAGCAGCAAAGTTTCCTTGGATAGTAGGTCTTCCAGCTGATATTTTCGTGTTAGGTGCCGGCTTAGTTGAATCATATGCCATAAAGGTCTCCTACCATAAAGGTTCTGTTCTAGTGTTTAAATCAAGTTGTAGCGTTCTATCTAAAGCTACTCCTTCATATCTTCTATATATAGGTTCATATAGAGCGTATTGTTCTATTTCACCCGCTTCTGTGAATATCTCAAGTGCTGTCCCATAGATGATTAATGGGCCCCATTGTATTTCTAAGGCTGTCCCTGTTCCAGTAAAGGCTACAGGTAATAGGTATCCTTTCATGATGATTTGGTATAGGTCATCAGGAACATTTCTTAAGGTGAATTTATTATCGAATAGTAGAATTGCTTCTGGTCGATTTGCTTGATAAGCTAAGTACTTCGCTTTTACTGTCGCTGTAGATAATGGTGCTACAACAAAGGTAACACTATATGCTCCACTTATATAATTGATAGTTCCTGCTCCACCTGCACTGCCAGTTAAAGTGCTATCTCCATTATCAGTAAAGGTCTCTACTTCATCATAGATAATCATCGAACCTTTAATAATCGGAGTGTCTCTAGTACTTCCAGAAAAAGTTACGGTAATACCATCTCCAGAAGAAAAGTTCTCAAGGCTATATTGTCTCGGATAGTCTTTATAGAAAGCATCAGGGTCTTGATACCACCTAAGTCTATATCCATCTACAAATGCTGTAGGTTGGACTGTAATAAACGTAGCAGGAAAATCATATTCGTCTGTCCCACTCGTCGTATTAAAACTATATTCTTGCAATGTCCTCTGTAATTTCAATTCGTTAGGCATTGTATAGATGTAATAGTTCTCAATGTAATTCTGTAGATCAGAGGCAGAAAGCTGGTCGGTTTCTATCCGACCAGTAACTTCTCTAATCTTTTTCGCTATATCATCATATGTATAGGTCATAACTTATTCCTTATTACCTTACAGCTAAAGTTGTACTTATACCCCTTAACATATATCTGGGGAATGCCATCAGTATCATTCTGATAGGCATATATAGGAATTTTACTATCTTCCAAATTTTCTACAACTTCTAAAGGTAAAGTGTATTCTTTGCCATGCTCCAACGTATAGTGGGTCATAGGCAAATTGTTTTTTTTATTACAATAATGAAAAGTTAAAGGTATTCCCGGGTCTCTGTCATTCCTGAATTGGATTCTTGTCATCTCAGGCATGGTTTTAACCATCGCTATATCAGAATTGGCAGGAGGTAAAGCCTCCGTTTTTTCCTTTAAGAATTCTGTCTTAACCTTTTCAACGCTTTGTTGGTTAAGTTTCTTGTCTTTCTGAACCATTCGTTCTCCTCTTTGTTTAAAATAAAGGGAGGGGACAAAATATCCCCACCCTTATGTTACCTAGTTAATAGGTTGATCAAGCATTGCAATGTAATAAAGTACATCCGCAGATGCCCCCACTACACTTGTGCCTAATGTAATTCCTGTTTCACCATCATTCACAACAGTAGTAGTTAGCCAATTCGCTAATCCACCACTTGCATATGCAGTAAATGCACTTGAATCAATGTTTACAGAGAAAGTATCTGCTGTCGGAACAGTTAATATAGTCCCTCGTAAACGGTTGATTTCTGTCATTCCTACTACATTAGAAAATGTAACCACATCCCCTACAGCCATTCCATGAGCAACAGAGGTTACTACTGCTCTTGATACTGCTGTGATTCCTGTGATTGTTTTTAATGTAGATGTAAATAATGACGCATCACCAGTTACATATGGTGTGAATCCATTACTTGTTGCCAATGTAGGAAGAACACCAAGTGCGCCACCAGTATTGTCAAAAGTATTGATAAACGCATATGCATCTAGCATTCCATCAAACCACTCAGCATTTAGGATTTCTCCATTTGCAGGTGTTGCATAGTTCGTATAGTTTTGAACTATGATTCTTGATGGTCTAAAACCTAAATCTAAATTAACGGCTGCACCTGTAGAGACAAGTGTACCAATTCTTACTTTAGCCATGGTATACCCCCTATGAGTGTGTAGCTGTTAAACGTGTTACCCAGTTATCATTTAAGATACGAGTAGAAAATGGATATTTGTACCCGACTGAACCACGTTGATTTAATGCATCTGCTGTACCGCTAGAACCTAATGGTTTAACGATGAATTCAGCTTCTTTTGCACCTAATCTAACTACACCATAAGCTTCTTGACCCATGACAAAGCTAGTATAAACACCACCAGTAGAATATCCATTAGTGCTTAAGAGCCAGCGAATATTTCTAGTGCTGCCCCATTCGGGCTCTAACGCATCCATTGGATTCGGATAATTTGCAGCTGAGATAAAAGAATCTACTTCTTCTAAATCATCTTGTAAATCAACACTCATAAAGCCCCAATATGAAGCTCGAACGGGTGATGTTCCAAATTTATCGTCGCCAATTAGTGGTTTAGTCATTAGACGAGCATTACCTTGTCTAAGTCCTAGTATCGATGTTTGTATGTCAGCATCTGTTACCTCTGTAGGTGTTAGTCCATTTGCTCCATTAGAGCAAGCTACTACAGACATGCCTGATAACATCATGTCTCTAACTACTGTATCTACAGTCAATCCAAGTTGTAGCGAAAGAACCTTTGTAGATTCATTCAGTACTCTATCTTGAACTGTGTATTGTACTTGGTCAGAGATGATGACGTAGTCGCCATACCATTTGATTTCTGATTTCATGTCTGTTACTGACAATGATTTACCTGCAGGTGTAGTTCCATCTATTAACGGTACTGTGTTCGCTGCTAGAGTTCCATATCTACGGAATACCATTTGATCACCAGAATTCAACGGAATCTGTCTTTTTTGTGCAAATAGGTCGTAAATATAGTAAGGTCTAGCTAACGTTAACAACAATCTGTCAAAGTAGGTTCTCACCTCTGGAGGCAAATTACTTGTTGTGTTAACTGCCATTTATATTTCCTCGTTTATATACCCTCGAGGTTTCTCTTGGCTATCTTAAGAAACTCTGAATCAGATAAGCCGGAATAATAGTCAGCTTGGTTCATGGCACTCTGCCCTCCAACTTGCGATGAACTCGCAGGCTTGTTGGCATTATCCATAATCCTTTCCGCTGCATTCGTTGCGAGTCTGTGAGGGGGTTGATCGTTTTGATTAACCTGATCCCCTTGGATCGCTTCTTGTGCTTTTGGTTTAGCTTTCACTTCTGGCTCCTTCTGTTGCGTTGCTCCATATAGTTTCGCCATCTCGTATGCAGCCAAAGCTTTATTTTGCGATGACTCTATACTATCTCGAAGGTGTGGTTTTTCCTTGAGAAGCAATGGTAATTGCTTACTTATAACTTCTCTGTAATCGGAAAATCGAGTAGCTACTTGCATTTCATTGATCGACTCATTGTAGTTCTTCTCTCTTGAAGATAATACGCGCTTAAAGTCCTGCACTGTAATTACGTCTAAATCAGTCAGGTCGCCGAATTCATCCGGCTCTTTCGGTTTATCTTGGGGTTGAGAAGAACGCTGAATAAAATCAATGTTCTGTCTTAGCTCCTTTATTTCCATTTCCTTACGTTCGAGGTCTTCTTTGATGGCATGGTAATTCGCATCTGAATCTGCCTGCGCAGGTGATTCATTGCTTACCTGATTTGCTTCTTCTACAGAAGACGGTTCGACTGTTTGCTGCTCCGGAATCTCTCCCGTTGCTACAGCTCCGTCCGCTTGTCTTATTTCTTCTTCGGACATCTATGTTCCTTTGGGCGTTGCCATTTAAGGGTTAACTTAATATTACTCCTAAGTCTTTCCCCTTCTTGGCGACCCTTTCGGATACGTCAGATGCTTTATCTGATAAATCTTTTGGATCTATCGGTACATCGGGAGGGCTGGAAAGCTCAGAGTCAAATCTAAATATTCCTTTCATGTTATCTACGTACCAAACCAATAATCCTAAAAGCATTGGCGGTTTGTTTGCATAACAATGAAATCCTGCTCGAATTACCCGACGGTCGTATTTGTCAGGTTTTGCAGCAAAGACTATATAGAAAGGTGAACTCTCAGCTTTCATCTTATCGGCTATCTTTTCGGCTTGATGCCAGACACCCCATCCCATGGCTGTTCTTGTTTCTTCCATCTCTTGTGGCATGATAAAGTTTCCTCCTCGTTATCAGCTACTAGTCATATCTGTTGAAATATGCTTGAAAATTCAACACATCTTTATAATATGTTGAACGTTTCAACATTATTCTCTACCCTATTTAGGATAGCTCGGCATTTGAGAGCTAATCTTTCTTGCGTCAGATTTAACCCCAGCTGCACCGCATTGTCCATTAACATGATCGTCAGGGCCACCTTTGACATCTACTTCGTGCCAACGGCCACCTTTTGAACTGCCTTTAGACTTGCTTGTCTTATATTCCATATCTTGTCTCATCTTTTACCTCTCTGTGAGATTAAAATTAATTTTATGTTAGCCTCTTTTTCTTTTTAGACAAGGGCTACTTCTTGCTCTTCTTCTTAGTTCTTCGCTCCTGAGAGTTCGAACCTACAGTCTAAATAATCCAATAGTCCGTTCTCCTCATCTATTTCAGATACGTCATAATAACTAATATCCAAAGGATGAACATATTTTTCCAATGAACATTCTGGACACAATAACTCTATCCCAACCCTTTCTTCGACATCTTCTATTTCAGGATTCCATCTATTGCCAACAACAATTTCATAAGAACAATTCTTCTTCTTTTCCTTACAATTAAAACAAAGAGACTCTCTATATATTAATTCATCAATCGTTATAGTCATGGTTCTCTCCCCATAAAATTTTAACGTCATCTCTTAAGTAAATAAAAGATCGATTCTTATCATCCCAATGACAGAAAAAACTAAAAAAGCCATTATTCTTACAAAAATATCCACAAGAACAAACTTCGAAGTCTACTTCTCCTTTCTTTATCTCATGATTGCAACGAGGACATTTCGAACTCTTCGGTTGCACCTTATATCTCTGATATGTTGGATGTATGTTTTGACTAGATTTTAGTATCATTTTTTCTTCTTCCTAGTCTTCCTAGTTGTTTTCTAATTCTTTCTTTTTTCTATACTCTTTGTCTAACTCTTTACCCGAACTAGATAATCTTTCATGTGCTTCTTTTATTCGTAAATCAAAAAGACAAAACATTTCTTTCAACTTATGAAGATCTTCACTAGTAACTTCAAACATGTTTTGCTCCCTTCTTCCCTTTCTTCAAACTCTTGATTAATCGCTTATCGGAATTTTGTTCCGACTTACTTTCCTTAGCAAGCTTTCCCCATGATTTAGCATCGCCCTTTAAGTGCTTTACTACTTTTTTGAGTTTGCTTTTCATTGTGTTACCTCAGGGGTTGGAGTTGGTTGCGGAGTTGTTGCACCCGTCTGCGGTGTGCCTCCCTTCGTGTTTATTAGACCTTCTGCTTTCGGCAAGTCTTCTTCTTTAGGTTCTAGTAGTTTACTGATCTCTACTAGCTTTCTTATTTGGTCTACATCCAAATGTTCTAATTCAGATAGGGTTTTTACTCTATTAAGTTTCGCTGCCTCAATATCTTCCATAGCTTTAGCTTTTTTCTCATTTGCTAACCATAGATTCTCATTTACACGGCTAACTCGTTCAATTCCCAACCCTCTATCTGCATCAGCTCTTGCATCGTAAAGATTTGCTTTAGAATTAAGCTCTTGCATTTTGATTTGTTGCTCCATTTGTGCCATTTGTGCTTGTTGCTCTTGTGCTTGACCAAGTTCTTGTGCCAATTCTTCGCTGTCTTGAAGATTAGATGACTCAACAATCCTTTTATCGGAAATATTAACTCCCATTTGTTTAAGGGTAACGTATTTGAGGAAGTTTGCTTCTTTTTGATTATCTGTAAGGACTCCTTCGGATACGTCACAGTCATATTTGCCAAAGTCTTGGGTGTAAAACTCCTCAGCAGGTTGTTGCTCTGTTATTCTCTGTATCTTTTCAGGAATATAATTCTTCTGGATTAGCTTTTGTACTTTCCTGCCTAAGATAATTTGAGATTCTCGAAGACCATCTAATAAATATTGGAGAGAAACAAGACCCGCTGCCTGTCTGGTTTTTGCTAATAAAGCTGCAGTCTCTACATTCTCGTTTTCAGCCATTCCAATAAGTTCGGGAGTCATTCCCATATTTCGGAGGATATCTTTATCATACTGTTCTTCCATTTGAAATAGAGAAGGGTTGATTGATGGTGCTTCTAGCCTTTGTAAGTCGGTCATCTGCGCTTTCTCATTTACCCAGATAACATTTCCTTGGCCTCCTTTATGCAAGGCTTTCGGATTGGTTACGGCGTTCTTCTTAGCAAGCCATCCAGAATTAACTTGAGAGTCAATCATGTCTACCATCTTACTTCTACGCTTATTTAGTTCAGTTTGGGAATCTCTAACAACTCTTAATGCAGATTGGATTTTCCATGTGAATAAATCATAAGAAGGTTCGAATACAGCAAAGAATGGTGCAAAAGGGTATTCTGCAAGCCCACTAGGGTCTTCACCATAATATAGAAGCTCATTCTCAACGATTATTCCAAGAAATACAGTATTGACATATTTGTTTACTATTTTAATAGTCGGTCTAGCGCGTCTAAACATCTCTAGTCTTAAATCATCGGATTTCCATTCTCCCCATTCCCCAGTAGTTGTGTCTGTCCACACCTTTTTTAATACCTGCTCTTGTCTCCAATACTCGGTATAGTTCATTAGTTTCTGTGTTCCCCAGTTTCGAGCAAATGGCATATAAGTGAACTTATCATCTTTTTGTCCATAAGGTAATCTGTCAATTACATCTGCTTTATTTGGAATTAAACTCTTAATAGTGTCAGGAGCTAGAAACTTTCTTCTCGCTATGAATTTAGAATCCGATAAGTCTCTCTTAGTAAAGAAGGGGTCAAGGATAACGGCATTCCAATTATCTAGATGGAATTTGATATCACCACTAACCATGTCGTCTCTTTTGTCTACCCACGGCGATATGAAACTCATCCCGGTAATTAGCGCTCCTTTAAACGCTTCTGATATAAGTTCATATCCATTCGCTTTCAACATCACTTGTCTTGTCACTTCTGTATACTGCTGTGCTGCCGCTTTGTCTGACCCCTCAACAGGTTTGAAGACTATCTCTTGTCTGTTCTTCCTCTGATAACCATGTATCCAGTCGATATTACTCTTTACTCTGTTGAAGGTGTAAGCGTTCCGTCTCTGACTATTGAGATAGTCTAATTCTTCTAGACTCCATTGATTGCCAAGGTAATAACTTAAGTCTTTATAAGCTTCGGCGTAGTATGTGTTAAATAATTGATAGGATTTTTCATAGTGCTGTCCAAATTCAGAGATTATCCGTGCATTCTTAGCCTCCATCCTTTGATCGTAATCTGTCTTACTCTTAAAATCTTGAATGAAATCTCTGGATGTTGTCATAGCAATACTCACCTTAGTTAATGTCAGGTATTACATTAATTCTAAAATAAATATTTGAAAAGGGCGTTTATTTGATTCCTAAACACTTGGCACAGAGAGAGTCGCTTAGTTCTCCATTTAAGTGTTGCTCCCGTAACTTTTGAAACTTATCTGAATGCCAAGCTTCTTCAAAGCTAACCTTGTTTAAATCACCTACAATGAAATCCCCCGTATGATCGAAACAACAGGCTGTCATACACCCATCCACGTTAATATGTGCTTGAGTGAACAGATTCCAACATGGATCAGGCTTTACAGGATTATCCAGTCGTCCGATATTTCCGTACAATTTTCCTTTTGTATGCCCACCTTGATTGTACAAAGGTAAATAATATTGCTCGATTCCGACTAACTCCAACATTTCATCAAATGCCCACATCTCATTTTCGTGCTCCTTATTCCAAATTGTACTAACACTCAATTTTGTTGTAGTCGCTATTTCATTACAATCCATCAGATAGTTACAAACTTTGTCTAGATTATCCACCCCATGCACCTTCTCATACTCCAGAGGGGACATAGCATTAATCGAAAACTTTAAACTATCTAATCCTGCTTCTTGTAACCGACTGAACATTTTAACATCACACAAAGATCCATTCGTAGTGACAAAGGTTCTCATTTCTAAAGATTTTGCATAGCTAATATAATCACACAATTTAGGATTTAATAGAGGTTCTCCCAATAGAAAAAAGCCTATTTCTTGGATATCATTTAAACAACATTCAAATATCAATTCTCTCATCAATCCAGAATCTATGTCCTTCTTCT